GCTTTTTAGTTAAACGATTGATTTTATTAAGATACCCAAGTTTGAACAAGAGCGGCAACACCTTTCATATCGGCTCTCAAGATAGCAGAACCTAACATTACTTCCATGTTGAATATTGAACCCAAATACTCTGGCTTACCGTTACCGTTTGAGCCACTATCATAAAGAGGGTTCATGCTTCCAAGCGCGCGAGCAACTGATGTTGAATGGAATGCGATACAAGCCAAGTTATCAGTTGTTGCAGTTGCAGCACCGAATGCCTTTGGAACGGTTGTGCTGTTTGCGTAAACAGACACAACAGGGCGCATCATAATATCAAAGCCATACAATTGAGCAATGGTTCCTGTTTGCAATACATTGCCTTGATTTTGGAAGCCATTGTAAGAAGCACGGATAACATCACTGATTTGGAACAACTCCCAAAACATATCAGTTGACATTAACAACTTTCTGTTACCGCGTGGTACATTGTCCTTATCAAGTTTAGAAGCCAATGCCGCGATGTCGGCAAGTGCTACCTGTTTACGTGTTCCTGTCGCTCCCGGTGCTAAAGCAGTTGCAGCAGCAGAACCTGTTGTGCTTACGATGTTTGAAGCACCTGTGGCTGACCAACTGATAGCAACCTCATCACCAATTCTTTGCGTTAATGAGCTGATTTGTTGACCAAGTACACTTTGACGCTTATCGTAGCTGATTTGTAACTCATCCAAGTTAGTAATCAATGTTGGCTCTAAAGCGAATTGATTAAGTGAATAAGTACGGTCGGTATCTGTACGCTCGCTGATGTTTAGCGGGAATGTTGCAGGGTTCTTAACAATTGTAGGGTTCGCTCCCGATTGAGGAACGTGTACAATTCCGAATGCGATATACGCAGAGTGGTCAACTGAATACGGTAAAAAGTCCGCATTTCTGTTCAATGCTTCTTGAACATCTTGTACCCAAATTTCTTTTATTAGTGCCATTTTATTTTAGTTGTTTTTTAGTTATTAATCAATTTGAATTTTTGCTCCACAAGGCAAGAAAATAGTTCCGTCAAACCAAAAAGATTGACACCATGTTTTACCTGCTACACCTGTAACAACGGGCGCATCAATGCCTGTACCAAAGGTAAATGTTTCAGTTGCGGTGGTTTTTACTTTAATGTGCAATTGTGCGCCTGCTTTCAACTCGCTTGATAAAGTTAAGTCAAGTGTGGCGTTGCCTGTAAGTGTTGTTAACGTAGATACAACGGTTTCGTTGTTGCTGATGGTTGCGGCTGTTGTGCCTGTTGCAGCAATCGTTAACGTGCCTGCTGCGCCAAATGGGTTGTTAATAGTTGCCATTGTTATTTATTTGATTTTTTAGTTGGTTTAGTTTCTTCTGTTGCTTGCTCCTCTGTCGGTCTGCTCACTTGCTTGTAAGTTGCGCCTGTTGTCTTTGCGTGACTTGCTGCATCACTTAACTTTACAAAGCAGTTGCCATCTTCAAAGCAGAATAGCGTGTTGATGTTCGGGTTTGCGTTCCAAATTGCTTCCATGATTAGAATTGTTTATCGGTTGCCGGGTTGTAATTCGGTGATAAGTTGCTTGGTAACTTGCTGATTAAAGCACTGAAAGCAACTGCATCGTTTTCTTTCATCTCTAATAGTCCTTTCGGGTCATTCTTTGACCAATCATTGAAAGTCCAATTTTCACGACCAACAACTGCTTCGGGTTTCTTTGCATTGTCGAATATCGGAGTGTATGCAGGTTTCAATTTACCGATAAGGTCTTTCAACTCTGCATTTGACTTGTTGCTTGTCAAGTAAATTTCTTTTGTTGCAGCATCAATCTTGCCCTCTTTTACAGCGTTCTCAATTAGTTCCGCTTTGATAGCGTTTTCGGCTTCGGTGGCGGCTTCTTTTAATGCGTTCAACTCTGCTGTTTGCGCTTCAATACTTGCTTCTAATTCAGCAATCTTTGCATCTTTGGCCGATACTGCTTCAATGATAGCTTCTTCTGATGCTTCATTGGTTAGCTTTAATAAATCAGTTAATTTATTCATTTTGGTTTCTGTTTTGATTATTACTTTATTGTAGATAGCATGCAATTCTCGCACGGTTGCGTTCATCGCTGGCTTCATTTTCTTTGTTTGTATAATTTCATCAACAATGCCTAAACTCATACACTCCTCGGCAGTCATCCATGTTTCTTTGGCCATCAAATCTTTGCACTTGTCAAGTGTGAGGTAGGTATTGCGCTCGAATATCTTTGCTAAACTGTTGGTGATTAAACTCAACACTTCTTCATCACTGCCACCGTTAGCGTTGTGCATCATAAAAGTACCGTAATCGGCCATGTATTTCTTTTGGCCACATATCGCAATCACACCCGCCATTGAATAAGCCATGCCATCAATGTATGTGTTTACAGGTATCTTTGAGTTTAGTATTGCGCTCACAATAGAAAGTCCATCGGCAACACTGCCACCAATTGAATTGATGCGTACATTGATGCACTTTACTTGCTCTGCATAGTTATCATTTAAGTATTGAATATCCTCTGCTATCCAAGCACCGTTGATGCCCATGCCCATATCGTCAATATCACCAATATGCTTATATATAAGCATCGTTGCCGTGTCGTTAGATATGTTTGTGATTTTCATATTGCAAAAGTGGTAACATATTTAGGGTTTAATCCAAATAAGTTACTAATTTTGGCATGTTTAGTAACTAATATCTAACAATGGCTAATCCAAAAAGCGATATAAACACAAAGAAACAAGCTGCTAAAGCACGCGTTACCGCTCACTTAACAGGTGAATTAAAAAAGAAATTCTTTGATGAGGTGGAACGTACAGGAACCAAAGAGTCATATCTGCTCAAAGAGATAATCTCGGAGCATTATGGGAAGCATAGGTTTTAGAATTTATCTAATTCAACTGTAATCTGCCCGTAAACATCAACCGTTCCTGTATCTGCAACCCATGTAGTTGTTGCGGGTATAAATTGCAAATTAGTTGTTCCAGCTAACGCTATCACTCTGCATGCGCCTGCTGTTGGTGTTGCAGCAGGATTTTGATAATAACAAATTGCATGATGGTCTTTTAAAAAATTAGCATTGAAAGGCAGTGTTAATTTAATATTGGCAGGCGATGCCGATAAAGTAGAATTAAACACATAAAAATCAATAATAACTGTTCTACCTACTTGCTTCCATCTAACTTGCCAATCTGATGCCCCACCTGGCAATGTCCAATTACCTGTTGCAGCAGTTAAATAACTTGCACTATACGTTACATCTTGCCATCTGCCCCACATAAGGCAATCATCAAGGTCAAAATCACCGCTTCCTGTTGTTCCTGCGCTCCAAACGATTTGTCTAATCTCGTGCAAGTTATTACTTGTACTATCGCTGAATATAACAGGGTCGGCATTGGTTGCCGTTAAGTATGTAGTTGTAATTGTACCAATAACAACTTGACCAACGCCAAGAGTAATATTAACCGCTTGGCATCTGTATATTTCAGTACCATAAACCACAACTCCTTGTGATACACCTGTTCCTGTCCAACGGCAACCATACATAATAATAGGTGTGCTATAATTAGGAAATGCCTCTGTATCGTTCTTTGCTTCAAAGGTTTGAATTATATCTATTAACGGCTCTTGATACGCTGATTGTAAGTGGTCTAAACTACCCGATTTCAAAGGCATTGCGCTTCCTGCAATGATGTCTGTTGTTTTTATTTTTTTCATTAGTATGTTATTACGTTATAATTAATTCCTGCGTATGTGTACAAATCGGCTATCTGCCTAATAATATTCTCTCTGTTTGCGGTTATATTTGGCACTGTGTTTGGGGTTTCATTTGTTAGTGCATTAGCAACGGCAAGCGGTACATGTATTGTGAATGATATTGCAACCGTTGTAAGGTTTTCGGCTTGAATGTAACCGCTCGCTTCGGGTTCATCAAAAACAACATAACTGCTTTCTGTTGGTGTGTAGCCAACTAAAAAAGCACCTGTGTTGGCTCCTGTTATATCAATATAAATGTCACTCGCTCCCGGCACATTCACAAACGTAGTACCAAACCATTCGTTTAACGCCCATTCAAACAACAAGTGCTGTGCGTTATACTTGCATCTTGGCTCAATGCCTACGAATTTATCTTGTATCTTAAACCAATAATCTGTATTAGTTGGTAACATGCCTGTGTTGATTACCCAACATTCATACACTGATTTATCCTCATATTGCACTTGGTCACCAACTGCATACGCTGTGGCTGTTACCCATAACGGTGCTGTGTTGCCATCTTTAAACGTGCCAAACATTGTGTTGTATAGCACTTGTAACGGTTTCACAAGTGTCTTAACCCATGCCTTGTATATCGGCAACCGCTTCTTTGGTGGCAGGAAGTTTACCGCAAACGAGTCTGTATTGATTATGCTACTCATTGCACAATGTAAGTTAATGTATCATCAAAGGTGTGGTTGGTAGTGGTTTCCTCAACAACGTAACCCGAATAGGTATCATAAGTAACACTATCCACACCTGTTGATAAATTAAACAATGTTACACCTGCACCATAAGCAACGGTGTCACGCCTTACTAATATACGTGTCAATGATGCTGTAATAACGCCCTCTGCACCTTGTATCGCATCGACAACGGCCTGCGTAGTTATACGGCCATTGAACGGCAAGTTGGCCATGTATGCGTTCAATGCTGCTTTAACGTTGGCATCTATTACTGATGAATACTGACCGTTAAAGTATATCGTTGCTGCCACTTCCATTTTATCGCTATCTTCATTAATCAAAGTAAACGCTATGCCTGCGGGGTTGAATGTTTCAACATACGTTTGCAATTCGGCTAACTCACCAACTGATACAGGTTCGGGCGGGTCATTCTTTGCAACCTTAATCAATACCGTTCTATTTGGTGCTGTTACCACTGCGCATCGTGTTAAGATTTGATTGGCCACGTTCACCGTTGGATATTCAATAACGAATGTAGTTGTATTTAACTCGGCAACATCGCCTGTTTGAAACTTCAACACCTTGTTACGTGTCCATTGTGGTGTGCTTGGTGCTGCGGTGCTTGCGATGGCTTCTAAATCAACCTTGAACAAGTCCTGCAACTGCTCAAACACTGCAATACATGATGCCACAATGAAGTAGTATAAGTTCCACTTTGCCGTTTGACTTGTTGAGGTCAAAGTCGACAATGTTGGGTCTGCGTTTTTCGCATCCAACATCTGTTGTTTGATTTGTTGTACTGTGCGGGCCATTATACTATTGCTGTTATTAAGCCATTGGTAACCGTTACTGTCTTGTTATCAACGGTGGTAAACGTTCCACTAACACCATTTGTAAGTGTATAAGTAACAATAGCATCTACATCGGTTATTGATGTAATGCCGTTTTGGTTTACCGGTACTTCTTCAGTTCCATCGAGTGCCGTTGCTGCTGGTAACTCGGAAATTTTTTGCTCTGCCATTTTATTGTTGTATTATTAGTGTATAACCTGTTTCTGTTGTTAATTGATAACCTAATTGACTTGCCAATGCCACCGCTTCGGGTATCGCTCCGCTTCGGATAGTATCATCCTCTAATTGCGGTGCGTTGTTAGTGATTAACGTTGTAACCAATGCTTCGGTTGTTGGTAAACTTGATGCCGAATAGTCAAAGCCCTGCATTGTGTAAGTAATGATAAATTCTTGCACGTTGGTATGGTCAACCGATTGTATCTCACTTCTGCGCAAGAACCTGCTATTATACGGTGTTGACCAACCATGTATCAAAGCATTTAAGTCTTGTTTTAATTGCAATACTGCCGTGTCCTCGGTCTT